GAAATGCGCTATTCACGACAACGTCGGTTTTGGACGGATTGTTCATGGTGAATAATGCGTACTACGATACTTCGTACAAATACGCTTCTACTGGTTACGCTTCTAGATACACACATTATCAGGGTGCGCATCAATGGTTCACCGCCCCATCCGGCACCGCTGGCAACGCCATCACCTTCACGCAAGCCATGACGCTGGATGCGTCGGGGCGGCTGCTGGTGGGAACTGTTACGAGCGGAACTTCTGCCGGTGATGGCATTGTTAAACTTGGAACTCACGGACACTGCATCTCTCAGACCGGAACAAGCATCGCAAGCGGCAGCTTTGTCGACCTTACTATTTCAACTGCTGCGACTGGTTATCAAGGATTCCTGTCTATTGCTAACACTCAAAACTCAAACGCAAATGTAAGAACCCAAACAACATATTCGGTTTTTGGGCGTGGAAGTACCGCAACATTTACGCAGATTGCTACTGCTGACGGACCGACTGGTGGAGCTTCATTTACGGTGACAATTCCTTCTAACGGAGTGATTCGCATAACAAACACATTGGCAACATTTGACACAACAATTTCTGCTCAGTTTTTTGGTGGAACCAGTGCATAGTCATAACATAAACACTAACATGACCATTAAATGGATTATTGAAAACCTTCTGGTCCGTAAGACCGAAGGCTCTCTCACCGATGTCGTAATCACCGCCGACTGGAGGTGCAACGGCTCGCAGGAAAACTACAGCGGCACCTGCTACGGTAGCTGCTCATTCGCTCCGCCGAGTGGTAGCTTCACGCCTTATCCTGACCTCACGCAGGATCAGGTTCTCGGTTGGTGCTACGCCAACGGAGTCGATCAGAGCGCGATTGAGGCGAACGTCTCGCTCCAGATCCAGAACCAGATCAACCCGCCGGTTGTGAGTTTGCCGCTGCCGTGGGTGCCGCCGGTGGAAATCGTCCCGCCGCTCATCGAGCAGAAGGTTCCGAGTTTGGTTGCGAATGATGAGCCTGTCGCTGATGCTCCAGCCGCATGATCAAGATCGAACTCAGCACCGAGCAGGTGAATAGCCTGCTCCAACTCATCGACATCGCCATCAAGGCCGGTGGCTACCAGAACGCCAAGGTCGGCGTTCCTTTGGCCGACATCATCCTCGCAGCAGCTCAACCGAAACCTGAATGAAGAACTGGAAGACAACCGCCGGCGGTGTGGCCGTCCTACTGGCCGCCCTCTCAATCGCCATCAAGCAGGCCATCGCCGGTGACATGGGTGGTGCCATCGCCGCCGCTGTCGGTGGTGCTGGTGCCATGTTCACCGCTCTGAAGGCCCAGGACGCCCAGCAGGAGGGCAAGGAAAAGTGAAGGAAACGCTGCGAGATCTCGGAGTCAATATCGGGCTTCTTGCAGCAGGATTCGCCGGCAGCCTGGTCACTGTGAAGAAGGACGGTCACAAGGACTGGTTCACCACACTGACCTCGCTGCTGGTGGGCACCCTGTCGGCCAACTACCTGACTCCGGTGGTGGTCGACATTTTTGGAATGAAGAACAGCAATACCCAGTATGCCGCGGCGTTCCTGATGGGATTCCTCGGTCTAAACGGTGTGGAGCTGGTCATGGACAGGCTGAAGCTCAAGAAGAAATGAGGCCCGAGACGATCATCAATGTGATCGCCAATGCCGTCCTGGCCGGTGGCGTCTCTGTCTTCATGGTGATGATCTACCGCACCGGCGGCCTGATCGAACGCTGGCCGAAGGCTTCAAGCCTGACCCTCCGGCTGTCACTGGCTGGAACCGCGGCAGGAGCCCTAGGCAACTGCCTGACGCTATCGACACCGCCCGACACCGAGATCGTGATGAATTGCGGCCTGGCCGGGATCTTCGTTTGGGCCGCTATCTTCCACGCCAACCTGATCAAACATGGACCCCCTAGCCAGCCTATCGCAGGGCCTGATGCGTGCAGCCCTCGACAAGCTGCTGGACCAGAAGGATCAAACCTGTGAAGACGGAGCCAAGGACAACTCTCTGGCCGCTCGTCTTCATGCTCGCATTGACGACGCTGGCCTGCGCCCCGACCCGAGTGGTCCTGGTGCCTCCGGGGACTCCGGTGCGCCTGGCCGAGCAGGTAAAGGCTAAGGTCTGGGCGAAGGACTCAACCGGCGCCGTCGTCAAAAGCAGAAACCGCGTGATCATCCCTGAGGGATGGTACGCTTTGCCGAAAGAGTGATGATCAACTACAAGGGCAACAAGTTCTCGGGCTACAACAAGCCCAAGGCAACCCCCGGGGAGTCCAAGAAGTCCGCCGTGCTGGCCAAGGAAAACGGCAAGGTTAAGCTCGTGCGTTTCGGCGACCCGGACATGACCATCAAGAAGCACATCCCGGAGCGCCGGGCCAACTTCCGCGCTCGTCACGGCTGTGATAACCCGGGATCGAAACTCTCGGCCAAGTACTGGTCCTGCAAAGCCTGGTAGCCAATGAGAACCGTCACCTACGACTACGTCCTGCAACGCGCCTGTGAGCTCACTGGGCGCGTTTTCTCAACGCTGACCACCGAGGAGTCCAACTTCTTCCGCACGTTCATCTCAATGAGCTTGCGGAGCGCCTGGGAGTGCTTCGACTGGCCCGAGCAGACGGTCTACCAGCAGGAGTTCTTCGCGCCGACCTATTCCTACTCGGCGACCTACAACGCCGGGGACGTGGTCTACTACAAGGTCGAGGAGAAGTACTACCAGTGGGTCAACGTAAACCCTGGTGTTGGCCAGACACCGACCAGCGGTGGCCCCAATGGTTCGCTCAACTCGATCTATTGGTCTGAGGCGTTGCCCAGCTACGGAAACAATGACGGCGACTGGGACAGTACCACGGCCTACACTCTAGGCCAGATCGTGTTGTACCCGGTGACACAGGAGCACTACCAGGCAACCTCAGTGCCCCCGGTTGGCACCGCGCCCACCAACACCGCCTACTGGGGCATCCTTAACAAGTTCCTGCGCAACATCTCGCAGACCAACAACCCCGACGGCACGACCCGGGCTGTCCCTATCGGCGAGACCTTCTCGGTCTGGCCGGGCGACCCCCGCGTGTCCTGGCGCCAGCAGGAGGCCACCTACACCTTCACCGACGACGGCGTGCTGGTCGGAGATCAGTTGCCCTACGTCTGGCTGGAGTTCCGCAAGACACCTCCCCTGCTCTCGACCGCCGGGGAGGCCAGCGCCTACGCCTTCCCCTACCGCTTCTCGGAGATCTGCGCACTCAAGGCCGCGGGCCAGATGCTGCGGGTCGACGGCAAGATCGACCTGGGCAACCAGTTCTTGGAGTTAGGGGAGGTTGAGCTCACCAAGGAGATCGACAAGGTGGCGCTGCAGGAGAAATATGTGCGCCAGATAATCGTGCCGTCCCGGTGATATGCCTGACCTGCCTCAAATCGGTGGAATCGACGATGGATTCGTTGGAGTGGTATCGCGCATTGACCCTGCGCTGATTCCGGCCTCCTACGTTTCCAACGCCGTTAACCGACGATTCGAGGACCAGGTCATCAAGAACCGATGGGGCATCGTGCAGCCCAAGTGGGGCGGTCGCTGGTCGAATGGATCACGCATCGTCACGCTGACCGCCGGCTCCTCGGTAGGTGTGCCCGTCTCCGGCACCCAGATCCCGGCAAACTCTCAGGTGGTTTGCGACGTCGACGCCAACACCCAGATCTTTTCCAACGGCACGCTCTGTACGCTGGACGACAACACCAACGCTACCTTCAGCACTGCAGCGTTCAGTTTCTCACCGTCGCCCGCCAACAAGACGGTTCAGTTCTACGGCTCGACCGCTCCCTTTGAGGAGATCTTAGGCGTCCTGCCTTACCGCGACCCGGACACCGGGGCCAACGCGCTCCTGGTGGCAGTCAACGAGGCCCGGGCCTCCGACGGCGGTCAGGGCAAGGTCTGGTGCATCCGGCCCAACCAGTCGCCCGTGGAAGTGCCCATGAACGGGCACGACATCTACCTCCCGGTGCGCCTCATTCAGGCCACCAACGGCGTGGTCATGCTGCGCCCGGGCAACGCCCGCTACTACTTCGATAGCGTCATCGGCATCGTCTACGACTCCATCGACACCGAGGGCAACGATGCAATCCTGTGCGAAAGCGGTGCCCTGCTTTCTCAAGAGGTATCCACTGAAGTCACCTTGAACGTGGTGCCCGATCTGGCCACCGGAGACATCGTGAATGTCGGCCAGGTTGGCAGTGCTGCTCCCCTCTGGAATGCGTCCCTCGGCTCTGGCCAGGGCTTTCAGCTCTACGTCAACGTGGTTAATCAGGAGATCTCGCTGCACCTGACTCTCGCTGATGCCCGGGCCAAGACCAACTCGCTGGCACTGAACCCGGAGAACAACGCCCGCTACTACATCGAGCTGGCCAGCAATACGACCGGCTACGACCTGGCGCAGGACATCGTCAACAACCTGAACGACGGGATGCCGATCCTGATGCAGAGCACGGCAACCAACCCGTCTGCGCTCGACGCCGGGTTCGATCGCATCCCGTCCACTCTTTCGATCAACAGCTCAGACGCTACCGCGGACACCATAGCGGTCTTCAACCACAACTTCATCCCGGGCGATCAGGTCACGCTGACCAACATTGAAAACGGTGGGGCCAACGTTACCAACAAGATCTACTACGTCTACCCGGTCGACAACAACACGCTGCGCCTGTTCTCGGGCACGACCGAGGAGACCGACTCGCTGAACGACGCCAATCGGGCAGTCATACAGCTCACGACCAGTGGCACGTCGCCAAACATCTCAATCATCGACGTCGTTATCCTTAACCAGGGCTCCGGCTACCTCTCGGCCCCGGTGATCACGGTCTCCGGCACATCCAGTGTGGCCGCAAGCCTGACCACTACCGTCACCGACGGCATCGTCAGCGCAGTCACCATCGTCAATCCGGGCGTCTATTCAACGACCCCCACTGCCACGGTGGCCATGCCTTCGACCCTGGTGGATGTCACCACGTCCAACATCACCGGCAGCATCAAGCGCTCGAGTGCTTCCGGTTCCTCGGTGCCCCCGGGCCGCGAGGGCCTGTACTTCCAGAACCGCCTGCTGCTGCTCTACGGCAACGACTACCTGGCCGTCTCCGACGTGCTGGACCCGCTGCACTATTCGCCCATCTTAAATGAGTTCAAATTGAACACCGGGTCGAACGACAAGGTGATCGCTTTGTACCCGTTCAACGCCACCACGTTGCTGGTATTCAAGGAGCGCTCGGTGCTGGCCGTGGAGAACCTCTACGGCGACCTGTCCACCACCCGTCTGACCGAAATCACTCGAGAGTTCGGCTGTGTCTCGCAGTCATCCATCGCGGGCACTGGGTCCGACGTCATCTTCCTGTCGCAGCGCGGCATCATCAGCCTGCGGCAGACCGAGTTCGGCATCAGCCAGTCGGTGGTGGTGCCGTTGTCCGACCAGATCCAGAACATCGTCGACGACATCGACCAGGCCTACTGGGGCAACACCTGCGCAACCTATTTCGCCAACCGCTACATCCTGAGCGTGCCGGTCGAGGGCGGTGACGGCACCAACCAGCGCACGCTGGTCTACAACTTCTTAAACAAGGCCTGGGAAGGCTACTGGGAGGGCTCGTTGCTCGTTCCGAAGTACTGGTGCCGCGTGATCGTGGCAGGCACCGACACGCTGTGCTGGGCCGACCAGAGCGGCCTGATCCATCAGTTCGACCCGCTAGGGCTTGTGGACGTAGACCGCACCGGCGTGCTGACCCAGATCAGCACCGAGGTTCGCTTCCGCGGCTACACCGGGGAGGACAACGTCGATCACAAGCAGTGGACCGACATCCAGTTCGAGTTGGGCAACTGGAACACCCGCTATTCCATCACCGCGCAGTTCGACGGCGTGAACGAGTCCTACGTGGTTGCCACCGACCAGACCAAGGATCGCACGGTCTACTACACCTACGGCAGCGGCACCTACAACACCAACAACACCGCCGACAACTTCCTGGCCCCGTACCGCGAGGACTACTCGGTGACCACCCAGTTCCGCACCGGCAACAACGGGTGGAAGGCCGGCCTGCATCAGTTCTTTAGCCACAAGGCCCGCCTGCGCAAGCACTCGGCCTCTGTGCAGCCCCTGATCACCACCGACCAGGGCTCCCTCGACATCTACAGCGCCAAGGTCATCGGTATCGCATTCCGACTATACGGCAAGAACGACGTCTAAAACACCATGCCACTCTTCGTAAACGTCACCCCAGGCACCACGATCAGCCCGACGACCACGCTGTCGGCCTCGACGCTCAACCTCCTTGGCACGCCCACGGTCAACATCACGGGCACCATCGACGGCGGCACGCTGACCATCGGTGCCAACTCGGTGAACACCTCGGCAATCCAAGATCTGTCTGTCATCACCAGCAAGATCGCCGACAACGCTGTCACCAACGCCAAGCTGGCGACGATGCCGGCCAACACGATCAAGGGCAACAACACCGGGTCGACCGCAACCGCATTGGACCTGACGGTAGCCAACGTCAAGACCATGCTCTCCTTGGTGCCCGACGAGGTCACCATCGAGACCAGCGGCACAAACATCCGGCTGAAGGACAACTCGGTCACATCGGCCAAGCTATCCACGGCCCCGCAGGCCAGCAGTTCGGCCACGCCATCCGTCAACGTCGGCACCAGTCTCACCTGGAACCTGACGCCGACAGCCAATGTCACCGCTGACATCCTCTTTGGCGCCAATGACGACGGCAAGACCGTCCTGGTGAAGGTGAAGCAGGATGCGACCGGAAACCTGACAGCAGCCTTCACCGCAACCGGAAAGACTATCCGCTGGCAGGGTGGCTCGCCGCCCAGCCCGTTGTTGACCACAGGTGCAAACAAAGCCGATCTCTTTGTGTTCGCCTGCATTGGAGCCAACGTCTACGCAAAGCAAATCGCCAACTTCGACGCCTAATGCATGACGCTTGGTTCAGCACTGGAGCACCCGTTCCAACAGGAACGGTTCAGTGTATTTTTGTTGTCCCGCCCAACACGCAGACAGATCCGAATGCGGGTGGGGATTACGTTATCAACCCGTCAGGAACGGTATTTACAGCACAGGATATTTATCAGCGACCAATACCTGCGACGACTACTCTGAAGATTCAGGTGGTTGAGAACAATCAAGGTTCCACCATCACCAACCCAATCACAAACACTGCTGCATTCTACACCTACACCGGGCCATTCACGCTCATCCAAGCGCTGCCCAGTGCGACGGTTGGGCCATCATACCTGATGGCGAGCCGGGCGTTTGACACAGTAACAGGAGACGGTATCCAGACCCCGGAACCGCAGCAGTGGAACACCGTCCCAAACAACCCTGAATCTTGATCCCGCAGATCACAGACTACCTTCTGGCCAAGGTGCCCGACAGCTTCGCGGGATGGACCCGCGAGGCAGTCGAGGACTACGTGATGTTCCACGCGGAGCAGGGCACGCTCAAGATCGCCTGCCAGGACGACCACGTGGTGGCTGTGCTCGTAGGCTGGCGCCAGACGGGCCCGGAGCCCCAGGCCTGGTCCTGGCAGCCCAACGACCCCAATGGCGACCATTGGTACTGGCACCAGTTCGCTGCCGACTGCGCGGTATTCGCCATGGCAGTGGCGGCTAAGTTCTTTCACGACCGACCGGAGGCTGCAATCCTCCCGGCCATCGGCTATCGCAACGGCAAACTGACCACCTACAAGAAAGGCTCGATGCCGATCTACAAGGTGGCTCACAAAAAATATGGCATCAGTTGAAGCACCAGCACCGCGGAATTACGCGGCAGAAACCCGAGACACGCTTCAAGCCCAGCTTGATCTAGCGCCGCAAAAGTATGCCGCCGAGGCCCAGTTCGCGCCGAAATATCAGGCGCTGCAGCTTGGGCTTCTTAAGGAGGCCACGCCCGAGCTCCTGGCTCTCTACAAGGAGCAGATCGCGCCCACCATGGGCGAGGTCGAGGCAGCCGCCCGTTCCCGCTCGCGTGCTGGTGACATCGCGGACATTTCAGCTCTCGGTCCTCAGGCACGCGCCGCCATCAAGGCCGCGTCACCGGAGCAGGCCGCTCTCGCCGACACTCTCACAGCCCAAGCCCAATCCGGTCTGGCTGCAGGCTCCCGTTTGACGCCGGAGCAACAGCGCATGGTTGAGCAGCAGACGCGCTCTGGTCTGGCTGCCCGCGGGCTGGCCCAAGGGCCGTCCGGTGCCTTGCAGGAGGCTGTACGCTCACAGATGGCCGGTGCCGGCCTCCAACAGCAGCGCCAACAGCAAGCAATGGGTGCTCTCGGGGCTTCCCAGGGTGTGTACGGTGACGTGTTCCAGCAGGTCTTGGGAAGGCCTTCCCAGGCATTCGCCGGCTCCCAGAGTTTCCTTGGGCAGGCGCAGGGCTTCAATCCGGGCCAGCTCTTCAACCCCGAGTCGCAGTACGCTGCCAACATCATGTCCGGCAATCAGCAGTCCCAGCTTGCCGCACGTACTGCTTCCGCCGCAAACACCACCGCGCTGATTGGCGCCGGTATGTCCGCTGCATCCAGCCTATGAACTACGGATACCAGCAGCCCGGTGGAATGATGCAGGGCTACGCACCCCAGCCGCCAATGATGCCTGGCAGTGGGTACGGTGCGCCCATGATGACCAACTTCCAGAACACCACCGCGGATGTGGAAGCCCAGCGCAAGCGCCTGAAGGCCCTCGGGTTGGACGACACGATGATCGACGATGCCCTGTCGTTTAAGCAGGGTCTCTTCGAGAAGCGCGACGAGATGCAGGACAAGGCCTTGGAGGCCATTGGAGGCGGGATCAAGGCTGCGGGCAGCAATATCACCGGGGCAGCGTCTGCTGCAGGTGCTGGCCTCAAAGGCCTCGCGTCCTCTTTGTGATCATCAAGTTCCAGAGATGCACAGGAATCAGGCTCTTTCGGTTGTTCCGATGGCAGCTTGAGGTCTGGTTTTGTCCCGCTGGAGAACTGATCCCGTCGCACTCCCACAGCCAGTTCGACTCCCGGATCATCCACATCCTCGGGACAATGCGCTGGATGATGGGAAACAAGTCCAAGCACGTCACAAGCTATCACTGCGGATGGTCTAAACCAGTCCCGGCCGGCGTGCAGCACAGTGCCATCGCGCTGTCGTTCTCGGTGTTCGCCAATCTTGAGCGGTGGAGCGGCAACCCAACCTCTGCGGCAGTCGACTTCAATCCGGCATGAACAAGCTAGGCCAGCTCTACTTCGATGCCGCTGGAGGCAACCACAACGCCGTGGTGTTCATCACGGCCTTCCATGCCTACTGCCATGCCATCGACGACCTGGTCGACGGTGACGTGCCGTTCACCCCTGAGGCGTTCCTGGATGTGATGATGCAGGCCAACAGCCTGTACTCGACCCCGTTCTACATCGACAACTGGTTCCGGCTGCAGCCCGTCATCGCGCAGATCACCAGCACCTACGCCGACTCGGTCGCGTGGGAAAAGGCCGACGAGGAATGGAAGCGTCAGACAGCAGATGTCCTACGGCTCTGCGGCAACGACATGATCCTCCAAGTGGCCTGGATTATCGGTGGCTACAAGCACATGAGGGCTATCAGCTTGAAACTGCGCGAGTTCGCGTACCATTCTCAACACAGCTAATTCTATGGCAACTTACGGCTACTCCACACCATACACGGGCCGCGGAGACGGCGGTCCTCTTCCTCCGGGATACATGGAGGCCGCAACCGCTCCGGGCCGCAACCTGGCCATGGGCATCGCTGCCATGGGGCAGGGACTGGGCAAAGCCATTGAGCAGTACCGCACCAAGAAGGCCGAGACCGAGGCTGCCACACAGAGCTGGGAGACCGTCTCCGGGCTCATGCAGCAGCAGCTCTCAAGCGACCCCAAGTACCTGGCCATCCAGCAGTACATGGAGACCGGAGCGCTGCCCCAAGGCGTCTCTGAACAGGACATTCCGCGCTACACCCAGCAGGTGCAGGCCGACCGGGAGATGCTCAATAAGTTCTCGGCTCTCGGTGAGAAGTTCCCGGACATGAGCCTGGCCAAGAAGAAGGCAGCGCTCGGGGACGCCGTAATGGTACTGAACCAGTACCGGACGGATCAGCAGAACGAGGTGCGTGATGCAGCGGCCAGGCAGCAGTTGGCTGCAGGTGCGTTGCAGTTGGCTAAGGCTCAACGAGAGGAGGCTGCTGCTCCGTATTTCACGCAGGCATTGATGGACTTGTATGCGCGTCAACCGGGACAAGGCCCGACCGCTCCGTATGCGGACGTTACTCAGGAGGTAATGGACAAGTACGGCAGCAAGCTGACTCAAGAGCAGGTGCAGGCGCTAATCCCGCTCACGCGCAGGATGGGGCAGACGCTACCTGCTAACCTGGTTCCTATTGGCGCCAAGATGGGACCGAGTGGCATTGAAACCGAATACGGAGCGCCGCCGGTTGTGACATCCACACCGATACCGGGAACTAATTTGGTTCAGCCCATGGTTGGTCCAAAAGCATCTGGATCGCCAGTGCCAGCTTCTCCGAAAATACAGTCGAAGATTGACGAGCTTCCTGAAGAAAAGCAGAAGTGGGCAAACGATACGTTGAATAAACTCAGGGAAAACAAACCGTTTGCTGATCTGGAATCTCGTGCAAGTGAGTTTGCAGCTCTTCAACAAATCGCCGCAAAGGAAAACCCAAGTCCTGCTGACGATATTGCGTTGATCATTCGATTCAACAAAACGATGGACCCTGCAGGTGCTGTGCTTGAGGGCGAGTTCAAGCGTAGTGTTGAAAGTGGGTCAGTTACTGAACGTGTTCGTCAACTATACGACTACTACACTCAAGGAAGTAGGCTCACGCCTGCAATGCGGAAAGACATAGTTAATTCCGCGAAGTCAATTGTTGACGCATATGTTCCATCTGTTGCTGGACGCATCAACGATGAGATAGTGGCTGCAAAATATAGAGGTGTTCCTGAAGACGCTGTCATCCCTGACAGTATGTTGAACTTCCTTAAAACTAAGGGAAACCTGCCTTCATTAAACAAGCCACAAGATTCAATCCAAGAAGGTCAGACAAGCGGAGGGGTCAAGTACAAGGTATTAAATAAATAAACTATGCCAATCGTCGTTGAGGTTCCAAACAGGGGGAGCATTGAGTTTGATGACGGTGCAACCGACGCTGACATAGAAGCAATTGTATCCAAGGAGTTCCCTCCGACCCCGGACGACTCCTACAACAAGGTGCTGCAGTTTCAAGCAGCGCAGACCGACTACACGCCCAGCAAGCAGGAGTTCCTCGACTACCTGAAGGTCTCCAAGACCAAGCCTCTGCTTGGCGAGAAGCCTCTGGAGACTATTGGCACCGCTGCCGCCCAGACCGCTGTGGACATCGCCACGATGCCTTACAAGCTGGGCGAAGCTATCGGGCAGTACATCGACCCACAGGAAGGCATAATGCCGACCGATGTGGCTTTAGGCACCGCGGCTGAGATTGCAGTGCAGTCCCGCCTAAAGGGCGAAAGCATGGCCCGCGGCGCCTACGATGTCGCACTGAGCAATCTGGAGAAGCTGACAGGCAAGCTACGCAGCGACGATGATCGCTACGAGGCCTTCCTGGCGACTTCCGAGATCAAGCGCCAGTTGGCCCGTGCCAATGCGCCGGAAGAAGAGCGCGTGCCTGCTGCCCAGGAGTTCCTGCAGGCCTACAACATCCCGCAAGAAGCTATCAGCCAGCCAGGACTTGAGGTTGGTGGGTTTGCTGCCGACCCGTCATCCATTGCCTTTGCCGGCGGTGGAAAGGCGGCGTCAATGCTGCTTCAACGTGCTGCTCCTCTAATCCCCAGGGCAGGTGCTGCACTGCAGCGCGGTGGCGAACGCATCACGGCATTAGGCCGGGCTCCCGAGACTGGTGCCGGCGCCTTTGCGGCCAGAGTCACCGGATCTCCGCAGATGGGCCAGGCCGTGCAGGAGGCAATCGCCAGGGGCACGACCGGCGTGGCCCTCGGTGAGGCTGCAGGCCTTCCGATCACTGCCCAGTTGAACGTCCCGGGTCTTGGCACTGCTTCCCGAATCATTGGTGGCACCAAGGCTCTAGGAGGCACCATGGAGACGCTTGGAGAGGCTGGGGCTATCTCGGGTGGCCAGGCGCTTACTCCGATTCAGAGAGGTCTTCTAGGCGCAGGGGAACGCATTGCAGCGGCTGAAGGTGCTTCTGCTGGTGCCCGTGCTTTCGGCACAGCGCTGGCCCGTTCAGGCCTGGAGACCCCGATCAAGACCACCGCATCAATCCTCATCCCGGCTGCCGGTGCTGCCGTTGGTGGCGGTTTACTGGCAGGGCTGACTGGCGAAGAGGGTGAAGCGGTTGCCGCGGCTGTCGGCAGCGGTCTTGCCTTTGGTGGCATCGACGCTGGGTTTAGGTTAGCAAAGGCAGCGTCCTCCGATGCGCTCAACGCAAACCGAGTCAAACGCACCGCGGTCGACGATCTGAACACCCGGCCCACCGAGGTTCAGTTCACCTACATCGACCCAACTACCGGGGCTGAGCAGCTTTCCACGATCAAGGACTCCGAGGCTCGGGCCAAGCTCTACGCTGGCCTGGACAACAAACAGCTTACCAAGGCCCTCTCCGAGGTCGCTGGTGCTGAGAACAGCGGCGTCGAGGTGATCTTCCATGGAGATGGTGATGCCGTCCCGACCTCGCTGCAGTCGGTCAACTACGCCGGCGTGTCTATCGGCCCGGACAACATCAAGAGCGGCAAGCCGACGATTCTGATCAACGTCGACCGTGCGAAACCCGAGACGCTGCCGCATGAGATCCTGCACGCCCGCATTACCGGGGACGTGGTCAGCCGGCTCGGTTCCCAGGTGATCGAGACCTCGGCACAGTCGCCCGAGTTCCAACGGCAGTTCACCGACTTCGCCAACCGCTACGCAGACAAGCTGCAGGCCAGCGGTGCTCCGATTGTTGCCGACCGTATCCGCACCGAGCTGCGTGATGCCTTCGATCCGGCACTGCAGCGTGCCCAGCGCATCGAGCAACTCAAGCGGATGACCGATGAGTTCGCTGCGTACTACACGCAGGAGTTCCTCAAAGGCAAAGATCCCAAGACGCTGCTGCCTGGACGCATACCGTCCTTCTTTGAGCTGGCCTTCAACAACGCCAAGGAGGCTGTCTCCGAGCGGTTTACCAGGCAGGCGCTGCAGAACGGCTTCGACCCGGTTGCTCGGACTTTCTACGACGCCAACGGCAAGCGCATCAAGATCCCGTGGATGGAGGACGCCATCAAGAACCTGGTGACGCCCAAGGAAGGCTACGAGCCCACCGAGCAGAGGGTGGACATCAACAAGCTCACGCAGGCGCAGCAGAATGCGGTGATCATGGCCCGGGGCTACTCGGACCTGTTTATGACAGGCCCGGATGGCAGCATCATCCGACCG